AACATCATCAAATGTAAATATATTTAGTATTGAATCAACGGGAGTTTTATAATCATAAACAAAAAAATTAATCATTTTTAAGGCTCTATAAATCGGCGTTTTATTTGATATTACAAAAATATGTAAATTATAGAGGTGTGAATTTTTTAACAAATCACAAAAATATCTGGCAAATTGTTGATCATTTAAATAAGCTGGTTTAATTTTAATGATTAATAAATACATGAGTGGATATTTTGATAATTTGACATCATCATTTAATACATCAATATGTAATTCGTCATAAAGCATAATTAACATGGTCAAAGTTGAATCAAACCCCCCATCATAAAATATGGTGTCTTCAAAACTATATATTCCGACATTTGAATATATGCCACCATCTGGGTTATAATGTTGCAAGAAATAATCCAATTGTTTTGAGTTGGTAAATAAATAATTATTAGTCTTCATAATTGTATATTTATAAATTAAAATCCATCAAGACCATCCAAGCGTTTCTGGTGAAGTTCTAGTTCGTCTTTGTGTCTCAATCTTTCAAGTTCGTCAAGTTCACGTTGTTTCTTCAAATTATATTGAAGTTGTTTTCTGAGTCGTTTTTCTTCCTCTTTAAAATACAATTCTTCCGCCGCTCGTCTACGAGATGAAAAACTATTATTAAGTAGTTGACCAGTATTGTCTCCCGAACCTGATGATTTACTGCTAAGTTGTCTGACCATTCTGAAACCAATTCTTGACAGCATGTTTTTAATTAATATTATTGAGTTTATGTATAATTTATACATCAATTCAATTAATTCATTAATCAATATTTTTAATAAACTAATAATTTATGTTTTTGCCAAAAGACTCATCATACTCATCATACCCATCATATCCGTCATTAATTTCAATCTACTTTCTTCGAGCGTCAAACGTCGCATCTCTATAGAATCTTTGTCTGTGTCCTCCTTATCTGCATTAATTTCTGCCTTGACATGATCAGCAATCTTAGTATTACCAGCAGATGCTACCGATAGATAGCTTTTAGTTGTGTTAGTAGCAGTGCTTGGACCTGCACCAATTCTAGAACCAGATCCAGAACCAGCACCAGCACCAGCACCAGCACCAGCACCAGCACTAGCTCGAGAAGTAGGAACAGAGCTAACATCTGCACTTCCAAATGGACGCCTGAAAGTAGCAGTAATGACACGACCACCACGGCCACCGCGAGTTGCCCCACGATTGGTAGGATATGAAACTACCCTATCACTGGTTGCGGCCAATTCTTCAAACTCCTTAATGGGAGTAGAAAACTGCGGCTCAGGATCAGCCACTGGTTCTGAGCGATAGAAAGTAATTGTTTCCAAAAAATACTTAATCTTTTCCCACCCCTTGTTATAATTTATCTTAATTGAATCATGAGATGCCTGATATAGCAGCGACTTGAAAGATCGCACAGTAAAGAAAGCAATATTCTTGCCGTCCTTAATTTCCGTTTCCTTAATATAAGCTCGATCTTTCATGCCGGCATTGTAAGCATGACCATATCCAATATACAATTCGACACACAAATCAAACATCTGTGTCGCAAGCACGAGACATGTTTCAACAGTGTTTGCTAGTTCTGTCGTCTTGTCACTCTGAGCTTCCAGCCACGTGTGATCACACTTAATACCATAAGCCAGCCGATTTGCCAAAGTCATCAATAGCTCAAAAAGTGAAGCATTTTGAACCTGTGTAGCACAAAATGCCTCAACAATTGGCTTATGATCAGAAATTGGTGTGTTAATCTTAAAAAGAATAGAGTCTTCCATTCCTGCACTTTTAATCAGATTGTTAAATAGCTCTTCATATATCGCAAACATCTTAATCAATCTCTTTACAATTTCAGGAGTAGAGACATAGCGAGCAAGTGGATCATGAGAGTTAATCCCGAATTTTTCCTCAGACAACTTACACTCATCTTTGATAGATTTTGGAAGACGGTTACCAGCTGAATGAAGATCTTGAGAGATAATCATTTTCATAGATTGAAATAGCTGTCCGACATACATTTTTCCGATAAATAGATTTAGTTGATGGGATTCTGCATCAATTACGATAGTATCCAACAACTCAACAAGTTGAGAGATAAGATCGGACGAAGTTGACTCAACCTCGTCATTATCGCATACAGAACTAGTAGAACTAGTATCAGCATCTCCGTCACATCCATCGATATCCTTCTCGATAGAAGACGACTTTGAATGATGCAACATTTTGGCAATAAGTGATGAATTCATCATTGTGATTCGACTAATGATTAGATTATTTTAATTGCTTATTTTTTAGGGTCAATTAAGCAATTAATGATTCAATTTTTTTCTCAATAGTAGGTATGTATAATGGATGGGCAAAAGATAAGATATAATAATAAAGATTATGCTGTAACAAGTATCAAATACAAGGATATTATGCTTCCCATTGTATATGATTGGGATGATTATAAGTCAATAGATAAATTAAACAAAAAATGGAAATGTCACAAAAATGGGTTTGTTTCATGTCAATATCAGCAAGGAGATCAAAATAAAGACGTATTTATTCACGAACTCGTGATGGTGATGAAAAATCAAGACAATAATATTCCGAATCAAAACAAACCAATTGTTCATATTAACAGGCTTGGATTAGATAATCGGCGTGTAAATTTAGACTATAAGGGAGCAAAAAAATCAAACCACAACACAAAAAAGAAAAAACGAACATTGATATTGCCAAAAGATTCAGGAATTGTAGGAAACGATATACCTACTTATATATGGTATCTTAAGCCAAATGGAACTCATGGGGACAGATTTATGGTTGATATTGGTGATATTAAATGGAAAACAACTGCTTCTAAAATTGTTCCATTAACTGAAAAATTAAAAAGTGCAAAAGAATATTTAAAACAACTTCAAATAACTCATCCAGATTTATTTGATGATCGGAGCATGAATGGAGATTATAGTAAACAAGCTAGAATATTAGCAAAGGAATATCAAGATATCATTAAAAAAGCAGGATTTAATAATATTAGGATAAATATGAATCACACTAAAACATCCGAATTATTAAGTTAAAAATAAAAGAATGAAATAAGGGGGGTGCAACTAGTAGCAAAATATATTGGGTAGATGATATGACAATTTGTGTTAATTATCGGGGTTAATATAGTCAATTTTTTCGCTCTGTTATATTATATTATGGTGGGTGGGATAATTCAGATAGCCAGTTATGGAACTCAAGATTTATTTTTAACTGGAAACCCCGAAATAACATTTTTTAGACTTGTATATCGGCGTCACACAAATTTTTCAATTGAAGCAATCCGCGTTGATTTTAATAATGAAGTATTATTTGGTCGAACATCAACATCAATTATTCCAAAAAATGGTGATTTAATTCATCGAGTGTATTTAAATGTTCAGTTACCAGAAATAAATTTTAAAAAGGGAGTGTCAGCAGATCTTCCAAACGTTGAAGTTATTGATGATCAAGCAGTGATCGATGATTTAATAGGTGAAGAAGGAAAATTAACACAAGCAATAGCAAATTATTACACAATTGACAATTTTATACGTGTTAATATGTTGGCATATAGAAAAGCCAAAGCGATATTTGATTCTGATAATGATGATGGTGCAGTTGATCAAATGATTTCCGAGATTAATTTAGTATTTGATCCACTTGATGAAGAGGGAGATATAGATATTGATGCTAGAAACAGAATAGATACTATTATCGAAACATTTGCCAATTTATTAGAGACGATTGATCATGGTTTTGCCATTAATACGATAAATTTACAGATGATTTCAGGAAAATATGATACTAATTCGGACAAAAATCAATTTATGGCGGAAATTCTTCAAGCAATAAATGAATGTATTATAATTAAAAAATATTTTTATGATGTGATGGAAAACTACCGTATTCAGTTGGCAGATGCACAAAATGAAAATCTTAAATTTGCATGGATTGATAAAATTGGACATAGTATAGCTGATCAAATAGAAGTAGAAATAGGCGGACATGTTATTGATCGTCAATATGGGGATTGGTTAAATGTTTGGCATAGTCTAAGTCATTCCCAATCTCAAGACGAAAATTACAGAAAAATGATAGGTGATGTAAAATTATTAACTACATTTGACAGAAATGTCAAACCGACATATTCATTATCAATACCGTTACAATTTTGGTTTTGCCGATATAATGGATTAGCTTTGCCATTAATAGCTCTTGAATATCATGATGTTGGTATTAATGTAAGATTTAAAAGATTTGAAGAATGTTGTTATGTAGAAAATAATAGATTAATTTCATTAACAGGGGTTGGTGATGATTTATATTTGGATGAAATAGGTGAAGATGAACACGTACCTCTTCATGCTTATTTAACAGTGGAATATATATATTTAGATTCTGACGAGAGAAAACGATTTGCTCAAGTAAGTCATGAATATTTGATAGAACAATTGACGACTATTAATTTTGAGGGAATAACTGAAACGGAATTTAGACAAACGATTGATGGTATTCATCCATGTCGTGAAATAATTTGGACTGTTCAAAAAGACAAATATAAAAAAAATAGAGATGGTTTTAACAGATGTAGATGGGACAATTATTCAATAAGTGATGTAAATAAGGGAAATCCAGCAACACACTCGACATTGATATTTCATGGTTATGAAAGATCACCATTATTGACAGGAAATTATTATAATTATGTCCAGCCATTTAATTATCATAGTGCTACTCCATCTGATGGAATAAATATATTTTCTTTTTCTATTTCACCACAAGAGTATCAACCATCTGGATCTGCTAATTTAAGTAGATTAAGCAATGTCATACTAAATTTCAAAATTGATCCAAAAATGTATGAAGACGGAAATGAGACAGTAACAGTAACAGTATATCTCCGAACATACAATATACTTCGATTTGTATCTGGAATGGCTGGATGTGCGTATACAACAAGGTGATATAATTTGACTTTGTTTAATTTTGTTTATTTATGTATAGAATAATAGTAATGACGGGTGGACTACTTCAACTTGTAGCAAAAGGGATAAATGATCTATTTTTAATGGGTGACCCCGAAATTACTTTTTTTAAAGTTGTGTATCGTCGGCACACAAATTTTTCCATAAAAGATATAAGTCTTCAATTTAATAATCGCATGGATTTTGGCAAATCTGGAGTGTGTCCCCTCCAGAGTCGGGGTGATATGTTGCACAATTTATTATTAGAAATTACATTGCCACATATTGATATTAAATATAAAAAAGTAACAAAATATGAAATATTTCAATTATTGAAAACATATGGAATAAATTGGGATAGTGGGATAATAAATCCAAATGATTTGGTGACCAGTAATGATATCATAAATATTAATTCATTAATAGATGCTTATGTAACAGAATTACAAGCCCAATCGGACGAATTAACTGATATTCTCCAATCAATAAATGATTACAATACAAACAATCATAACAATAGCAATTCTGATTATAACGCTGGACTTATACAATTATTATTAGATAATGATCCAAATTATAAAGATATATATGGTGCAATTAAACAGTTTGGAGATAATTATTCACATCATCGACTATCAAATTCAGATGAAATTAAAAGATTTATATTGAATCAATTTAAAGATTTTATTTTTGATGATCCAGAAATAGAAAATAATGATGTCAAAGAAAGTTTTATTAATAATTTTAGATTTTATGATAATATTCAAAGGACTAATTTATTGGTGACTAAATCAATTGAAGGCAGTATATCAACAGATGTGTATTTTAAACAAATTATTAATGATTTGTATATAAATGAAACTAGTTACGATTATAAAAGATTAGATGCATACAAAATTTTCGACCAATATTTAACTAATAATAAAAAAAGTATTACTGAGTTATCTGACGTTGAAGTAATTAGATCATTGGTGGGTGAAAATATTAATTGGGGAATTGGTAAAAATATTCAATTGATGATGAGAATATATGACAATTTTAAAAATAATTATCAATTTGTTTTTTATAAACGTCTCCAATATGACTCAGAAACTCAGACTTATAATACAGGAGAACCTTTTTTAAACGTTTCCACATTAACAACTATTGCATTTAATGATAATTTTACAAATAAATTAACTATTTTAGATGGATTAAATCAGCCAGATGGGATTGTTCATGAATATAGTAACTATGTGACAGAAAAAATAAATGCATTTCATTTAAATAATCGTGACTATTTTAGAAAAGCATTATTTCAAGAATATTTTTCAAATGTGAATTTATGGAGCAAATTAGAAATTAAAAATTTTGTCAATATCACGAGTTCTACTATTCAAGGACGATTAAAAAATGTATATTTGTTAAACTTATTGCCATTAGCCATATTAAATGATATTCAATTGTTAATGGGTAATATTATACCGAGTTTAGATAATTCTATTTATAATACAGACAGATTAGTGTTATTTTTTAATAATTACATTGGCGTTTCAGGTGGTTCTGAAGATCACATGGTTGATTTTAAAGATAATGTAACAAATTCATTGATGAATGACGATTTTAAACTTGTGTCTAATTCGGATTTAAATATTTTGTCAGATCTTGGCAAGGCATATAAAACAGTTCCAGAAGATGTATTAATAACTGCAATTTTCGTCAATTATCCGCCATTTGATCCAGAAGATGGTGGAGAAAAAACAGATGTTCTCAATTATGTTATTAGAAAATGGATAAAAAAAATCGATGATTTAGTTGTTATTTATAATGCGACATATACTAGTAATTTAATGACAAACACTGATAAACAGGTTTTTATTGATTTAATAAATACATTTTATACATCATATCAAAGTTTACCACTGTATAATGTTTATAAAAATAAATTTAATATATTTGAGTTGTCACAAGACAACAACAATAGTCAATTCATTGAAAATCCATTAAATATAACAACATCGACCAATAGATATTTAGATGCAAGTAGTTCAATCTGGAATTATTTATTTAATTCACTAATTGCTAGCTATAATGATTTTTTTAATAATGAAATATTTAATAAAGACTATTATGAAAATATGTTAGGTCAAAGTGCGTTAGAAGATTTAATAGAGATTCAAAATAACAAATTTGATTTAGAAAACAATTCACATGAAGTAATACAAGAATATTCATATGGAGACAATATCGATTATTATAATTTATATGTTGATGCAATTGACAACATAACTAATTATCTTGACACACGGCGATTAAGTTATATCAGAATGAATGAACGTTATAATTTATATAAATATATTTTACAGATTATTCAAGTCAAAATAAATAGGCGAGATAATTATTATGGTAGAGTTCAAACTATTATTAATTTAATTAATGATGGATTGACTGAAATGTATAATAATTTGAATTTAAATTTAGGACCACCGCCCGAGATAGTTAATACTACATTGTCTCTCGTTATAAATGGTGGAACAACAATTAAAGGCGATACGATTGATCCACAAATAAGTAGTTTTGATTTTTTCGATTTATTGCGTAATGATACAAATATAATGGAATGTTTTGATACTGATTATGAAAATGATTTGCGATATCAACAAACTATTGGATTAACTCCAACATTATTGTTCAAAGATGTGTCTAATATATTAAATAATTTTAATGATTTTGACAATACATCAGATATTTTAAATTATTTATTAAATATTATTATTAAATTATCCAGTGTTTCGAATCAGAGTTTTTTAAAATCAACAAACATTGACAGTTATAATGCAACTATTGCTTATTTTACCGCACGAAAAAATGTAATCGATGAAAAATTACTATCAATTAAAAATGGAGATAATGAGATATTAAAAGATCAAATATCAGGTGCTGGAAAAATGGGAAAAAATGCGAAATTTAGCTGGGTCAATCGATTAGGACACGCTCTTATACAAGAATATACCATTAAAATAGGGGGACAAATAATGTTTAGTGGAACTGGGGATTGGTTAGAGATAAATAAAAGTTTAAATACTGTTCAGGGACAACAACGGGGGTATTGTCAGATGATTGGCGACACCTTGGATTTAAATAGTTTTAATAATGACATTAAAACAAGTAAAGTATTATATGTTCCATTGCCAGTTTGGTTCTCTGAAGATATTGGTAATTCTCTTCCAATGGTGTCTTTATCTCACACAAATGTAGAATTAGAAATAAAATTTAATAATTTTAATAAAGTGGCAAAATGGGAAACACTAACACAATTTAGATCAACACCGAGATTAAAAGCTCGTGTATTAGCACAATATATATATGTGGAAGATGACGAGAGAAAAAGAATCGCCACTCAGAAACACGAATATTTAATAACACAATTACAAATTAATAATAATATTCAAATAACGCCCGAAATGATTAATCAAGAAGACAATACATATAGTCATCGCATTTATTTTGAAAATTTGGCAAAACAGATTGTGTGGATTTTTCAAGACAGAGACAGTTTAGACGAATCAAATCCGCAAAATCAATATCCATGGAATAATTATTTATATAATATTAATGGAATTTCACACAAAATTTACACTGGTGTGAAAATAGAATTTAATCAACAATATCGCGAAGAAACTCGTGATAATATTTATTATAATTATGTTACACCATGGAAACACCATAAATCAACACCGTCAGATGGTGTTGGTGTATACAGTTTTGCTTTATTTCCTGATCAACTACAACCATCCGGTGTGGCTAATTTATCAAGAATAGATAATTTCACTCTCATTTTTACCATTAATCCGATTGTAGTTTCACATATGATAGAATTTAAAAAATCATTAAATTTAAAAATATTTGTTCCATCTTATAATATTTTGAGAATTATGAGTGGAATGGCAGGATTGGCTTTTTTTTCGAGTTAGAAGATACATAGAGAATTTATGTAATTTATATTTTTATTTTTATGGTTGTCAAGCTATTTTTACGAATTACCATTGATTCTGACAAATTACCCAAATATGTTTATGATTCAAATTATTATTATTCACCTCTACTTCTTTATTATAATGTATGTAAAATGATGAGTGGATGTAAGATATCATACAGTGATTAAGATTATTATGAAATTATTTTTACGAATTAAAATAAGCAATAAAATTTTTGGTATTTATGAGTTTGGATTATATCCGGAAGAATACCCAACACCAAAAACAGGAATTCTTTCATCTTTCATATCAAATGGAACACTGAAGACACCAGAAATACATCAACCAAGTGGAGATTGGAACATGTGATAAGCGATTGAATCATTTAGCTCTATTATCATATCATTTATTTCAATAAAGTATGATATAATAATATAAATGTCGTTCTTAAACACTTGTTTAACGTCATTGATGGATTCAATGCATCATATAGAAGAAAATCCTACTCCATTTTCAATAGACTATAGACAAAACATATCCAATAATTTGATAAATGGAATCAGTGTGTTGCCTGATAATGTTAATGTAACAAATGAAGATCCGTGGATTTATGAATTTTCTGATCCAATAAATGAATCTGGAGAAACTATAAATGAAATAGTTAAATTGACGGTTAGAATTGCACAAATTAATGGTGAAACATCATCAACTGAATCTATCAATATTGGAGTGTATATTGGGGAAGAGCTTTATACGCAATTTACAACATTATTAGTAAATAACAGAAAAACTTTGACACGAACAATTAATTCTCCTCCCAATAATTATCTTTATGGTGATAATAATATTTTAAGAATAACAGTAAATGACCACTATGCACAAATAATAAAAGTGGAAATTGATTTTGAGTATCGCAATAGATTTTCTAATTTTACAGCACCAAATAATTTAAATATGAATATTGATGGAAATGACGGACTTCATATAACATCAAATACTGGTAATTCACAGATAATATTGACGACAAATAATATCATAACAGAATTAGACACAACTATTAAAATCTCAAATGATTCGGCAAATGCATTATCAATAAAACAGGGTTCAAATAATTACTTAAGTTTTAATACGGTTGATTCTGAAGAAAAAATAATTGCATCAAAACCACTATTTATATCTGATTCAACAAAATCGTCAAGTACAACAACTGGAGCATTAAAGGTCACAGGTGGTGTTGGCATAGGAAATAATCTTTATGTAGGTGGAAATGTCAATATAACAGGTAGTTTAACATATAGCGGATCATCATTAGAATCTATATCATTAACGGATAATTTGGCCGATTCTTTCTCATTCAAAGAATCAAATAATAATTATTTAGTATTTGACACAACAGATTATGCAGAAAAAATAAAAATTTACAAAAATTTAGATTTATCAAATCAACCAATTAATTTTGACATAATAGAAAATTCAGATAGTTCATTGATAATTAAACAAGGAGATAATAAATATATAACATTTGACACAACTACTGATTTAGAACAAATTAAAATTCATAAAAATATCGATATTTCCGAACGACCAACAACATTAAATATTTTTGATGATTCATATACTTCATTAGTTATTAAAAATGGATCTGAAAATTACATGTCATTCATGACTGCTCACGATGGGGAAAAAATTTATATCCAACAACCATTATTTATAAATGCACCGACATTGGATTTATCAGGACAACCAATAAATATTAATATTTGTTATGCTGCAAGTCAGTCATTTAATATTTGCAACGATGACACAAATTTATTGAATATAAATACAAATAATCATTCAGTGACGATACAAAATATTTTTGATTTATATTTTAAAACTGATAATATTTATATTGATAATCAAAATACAAAATTATTAATTCGTGACAATTCCGCAATTGCATTTACAATCACACAAGCAGATGATAATTATATAACTTTTGACACAACAAATGATTCAGAATCGATAGTATTAAATAAAAAAACAATTATAAATAATTCATTAATTAATAACAGTAATACTATACATCTTGGTTCTGCTTCTGGAGAAATTAATCAGGGAGAATATACAGTAGCAATTGGCTCACTTGCTGGTAAAGATTCACAATCATTTGGTGGAATATCAATTGGTCGTTATGCGGGCGAAGTATCACAGGGACAATATGGACTTGCACTAGGATATGCATCAGGAAGTATAAATCAGGGAGAATGCGGAATAGCATGTGGATATCATGCTGGTAATAATACACAAGGAAATAATGGAATTTCTATTGGTAATTCGTCTGGCAGTAATTATCAAGGAGTAAATGGGATAGCAATTGGAAATAGTGCAGGCAGTACTAATCAAGAAAAAGAAAGTATTGCTATTGGTTCAAGTACTGCTACACTTAATCAAGGACAAAAAAGTATTGCCATAGGTTCATATGCTGGGTTCGATACTCAGGGAATGTATGCAATATCACTTGGTGTTCAAGCCGGCAATTCAAATCAGGGTGCCAATAGTATTGCAATTGGATATGGTTCGGGAAATAATGCTCAGGGAACAGAGGGAGTAGCAATTGGTGTTAATGCAGGAAATATATCTCAAGCAAATCATGGTATTGCAATAGGTAATAATTCTGGACGTGACTATCAAGGAATAGACACTGTTGCAATTGGCAATAATTGTGCGACTTTTTCACAGGGGACAAATAGTGTTGGGATAGGAAATGGGGCAGGATATGACAGACAGGGAACTTATGCTGTTGCGATTGGTAGTGTAGCTGGTTGTGAATTACAAGGAACGTGTAGTATTGCTATTGGATATATGGCTGGTTATACTGGTCAATCCGCAAATTCTATCATTATAAATAGTACAGGATCTGTTCTTGATGCATCAAGTTCTGGCTGTTTTATTAAACCATTAAGTAGTAAATCGGGCAATACTTTTTCGCCAGCTGTTTATAATCCGACAACTGGTGAACTTTCATATTGTCCACCCAATTTTGTGACACACGAAAATATAAGCGATGTTTTTACATTAAATATGAGAGATGGCGATTATTTTCATGTTATATACGAAAATGGCGGAAACAAAAATATTCATTTTAATGATCCGAATAATATGATACTTGGACAACATGGACAAATAATACTTGTGACAAATGGGGAAAATAATACAGTAACATTTAGCGAATTTTGGAAGTTTTCAGGAGGAATATTACCAACACTAAGTGTGACAAATACTATTGATATTATTAATTACTACATATATGATTATTCTCATATTTTGTGTTCTTATTTATCGAATGTAAGTTAAATAATTTCTCATTCACCATTTGTTTCATCTGTTGTTACCTTGGTTGATGATCCATCAATAACTATTTTAATATCTTCAATGTCTTCCAATTCATCGTCACTATTATCATTATTTTTTGATTCTTCGACAATACTTGTATCATGGAGATCACGAAGAGATGAACCAGTTGCACCAATAAATGATTTGTCTGTTATCGTATTAAAATTGCTATGGATTAATCTTTGTGCTTTTCCATAATCAGTGATTGACATAATTGAAAAAACGATCCGACGAATTGTACTCAAAAGATGAGTATCGATGTATTGTTTAACACATCTATACACATATTCAAAGCTTTTATCAAATGAAATAATATCAGAATTGAATTTTGGTAATGATATAATCAAATTTACCATTCCATATTTGTCAGCTTTTCTCATAATTTTAATAAATAATTGTTGAAGTTCACTCTCAATCTTGTTTAGATCATGATTCACATATGGAGAATATAAAATCATGACAGACACCCGTGCATTGTATCCTGGGCGTACGTGTACAGCTTTATCTTTCATAAATGTCAATAAATTATGGATTCGTGATCTCCATCCAGCGGTTTTTATAATTGATCCTTTATTAGAAACATCACCAATACATCCTAATCTACTCCATGGAACAATAACACAGTCTCCGCATAAATTTGCAACATCACCACTATGAAGACACAAATCAACATTATTATATTTTTCGGATGATTCAATTGTTCTGATATCAATTGCATATTTATTTTCCCGTTCATATTCTACAATTTGATCTAATGACCTTAAATTTGATCCAAGAAGATGCATTGTGGTGCTTTTGAACTCTGTTGTCATGATAGTTAAACTTATGTCGCATGTTATTATCGATTTATTTAATTTAGTAAATGTTATTCAATTTTATTTATTTAAATACTTCTATTCTATGGAAAGTTTTATGTCATCAAAATACTTAATAATGAACATAAATGGATAACATTTTTTGGTATAGAATTTGCCACAATCCAAATAAAGTGACTAATATGTATAAGAACACATGAATTAAGAAATTCGGTAATAAATATGCCATTGTTATTGATCTATTATTTTAGAATGTTAAGATCGCTATTATGATAAATAAAACTTCTTTTATAGTATAATGACAGGGGGATTAATACAATTAGTTGCTTATGGGGTAGAAGATATATTTTTGACGAAAGATCCACAAATAACATATTTTAAAGTGGTATATCGACGCCACACTAATTTTTCTATTGAAATGATTGCACAACAGTTTTCTAATAAAGGAAATTTTGGGAAGAAAGTGTCGGCAACAATTTCTCGAGCGGGAGATTTAATTCATAGAATGTATTTACAGGTCACTCTTCCCAAAGTGCCTAAATTTTTTAATGATGACGGATCAGAAGACAAAATAACGAAGTTTGCGTGGACAAGACGAATTGGATATGCTTTAATAAGATCTATTGAAATAGATATAGGTGGACAAATAATCGACAAACATTACGGTGATTGGTTAAATATTTGGCATGAACTAAGCATTAAACAGACTCGTGGATTGTCTCATTTAATAGGAGATTTGCCAGAGATTTATAATTTTAGCAATGGAAAAAATAAATATGAGTTGTGTATTCCAATTAATTTTTGGTTTTGCCGAACTATTGGATTAGCATTGCCGATAATATGTCTTCAATATAGTGAAGTCCGAATAAATGTAGAATTTAATGATTTAGAAAAATGTCAAATTATTGGTCCAACACATTATATTAAACTTGACGATGATCTAGTTAATTTTGTGCCGTATGAATATATATCCCAAACAATTGATCAACAGACAACACATGGACAATTTATGTATTTTGATATTGAAGAAAAAAAATTATATTACAATAAAATATCCGGATCTGGATTTTATGGATTAACATATACATCATTGCTTGATGATGCAACCACTAAAACATTAGTCAGAAATGATGCAAATAAACAATATATGATATCCGGATCATTGTCAGGAGTGCGAGTCATGCCTGGAATCAATGAAACAGAACGAACAGCGAGAAATAATACTATAAGAGGATTATCATTGAGAAATACTTCAATATTAGTTGAATATATATATTTAGACGAAGATGAAAGAAAACGATTTGCGAGAGAAAAACACGAATATTTAATAGAACAGGTACAATATACGGGGCAAAAGACAATAGATTCAAGTTCTCGATCAGTAAAAATGGGATTTCAACATCCGTGTAAAGAAATTATTTGGGTATTACAAAAACAAAGTCATATTGATAGAAATGATCATTTCAATTATACCGATTCTTTTAAATGGGATAAAGAAAGACCAGTCGGGACGAACAATATCAAAAGAGCAACAGTAATGATAAATGGTATTCAGAGACAAATGGAAAATACAGGATCTTATTACAATTGGGTACAAAGCTATCAACATCACAAAAATTCTCCGATGGAAGGGATTAATTGTTATTCATTTGCATTAGAACCTGAAAATTTGCAACCATCGGGTAGTTGCAATTTAAGTAAAATAGATAATTTTAATTTAGATTTTATTACTGACACGCACACTAATTTTGATAATTTAAGTAAATTTAGAGGATATGGACTTGGATATAATATTTTAAGAATTGCCCATGGATTATGCGGATTAGTATTTATTGATCAATAAAAAAAAGAGGATTAAGAAAGTAAATTAAATTTATTTTATTAATTTCTAAAAAAATAATGAAAATTAAATAATTAGTATGATAAATAGTGACAAATATGATACAATTACCTATTAATATGAATAATTGGTCTGGAATATTGTCAATTGCTGGAGTAGCAGTGGTGGGTGGAGTTATTTATCATACTGTCAATAAATTAGTGCATAAAATTGAAAAAATGTTAATGATTAAAATGAAAGAGAGACATATTTTATTAAAAATTAATTCTTCGGACAAAGACATTGTTGGGCATTTGATAAACTGCACAACAAAACCTGTTAAAAACATCCCTTTAATTTTACCAGATGAAATTATTGTTCCAGCGAATGGGACTACACGAGTGAACTTAAAGATAGGATATATTATACCTGAAAATATCGGATTTTTTATAATGGCTAGTGAAAATATTGAACCATTAATTATTAATAAAAGTGCAAATATCATGATTTATTCACCGGGCGAATATTCAGATATAGTCATAACACTAAAAAATTCAAGCAACGTGATAAAAAAACTTCCGATTGGAACTGTTGGATTTTATCTTTATGCGGGTGATTTTGGGATGTTCAATGTTCAAATAACAAATTAATTTTATAAATCATAATAATTTTTTTTATCTTTGTCATTTTCAGCGAGTCCCTGAAGTGTTATTAAAATTTTTGTTAATTTATTTTCTGTTTGTTGTTTACCAGTTATGACATTTTGTTGTTTATCAACCATTTCTTTTAATTGACTATATGAGACTTCGCCTTGTTCATTATCTCCAACAACATCTAAAATGCGTGCATATCCCTCAATATAATTGACCCATTTGTAGGCATTTTCTTCAGCCATCACTAATTCATTTAATTTCTTATTAATGTAATCCTGATCTCTAGTAGTGATTGATTTGCCACGGTGTTTCAATTGTTCAATAAGAACTTTAAAAATAGAGCGAAGGAAGTATGCACCTTGGCGTTGATTGGAAAGATTTTCAGTTAAATTGCCACCACCAGATTGGGCAAAAACGGGAGCAAATTCGCCAGAGCTAAATACACCAGAAACGGGTGATAACTGGCTCATAAAGTTATTTGTATTTAAAATTGACATTTTATAAGAACCAAGCGATGCACTTTGCAATTGAACTGAAGCTCTTCGTTCATGGGGAATAAATTTTTTAACACCCATTTTTTCAAACTCACTTGGTGGTTTAAAAACGCCACTCGCTTCAGAACTTGTACCAGTGTAATTTTCATTCAAAATAGCTGGATTTGCATTCACAAACTGTACAACCATTTCTAAATATTTTTCTAAATTTGTAGCAGTATCAAATGCTTTTTTTGCATTGGCAATATTAGGATGTTTATCAGACCCAAGAACATGTTTCTTCCAATGTTTGACCGATTCTACTTTTTTTAGTTTAGTATTGGCCACTGGATCAAGTACTGATACATATTGGAAGCCAAATTTTTGAAGCGTGCGATAAGCAACCATTGGATGCATACGTTTAATATCTTGTCGCATCATATCCTCTGGTTGAATATAGTGTGCATAATATTTTGTGATACACTGATTCAAATTTTCAGAGTCTTCATTAATTAAACACTCATACACAAAAGTATTACATTCATCTTCTGACATATTGCTTTGCATTCCCGAAGTATAGCAACGACTGTTTGCACTAAGTACTTCGTCGATTTCTGCCGTCATTAATATACGCCGACCAGTGAGTGGGTCAATGCGGGCTAAGCGTCGGTATTCATCGCGGATATACATTACACCACCCATTGACATATCGATAAGATCTTCTGATAATTTTTGGCTTTCTTTTTTGCGTTGTCCCATAATTTGATTTTGCTCAATGTCTTTAATCATGGACTGTAACATTCTACTTACGTCGTATTTTATATATTCATGGTCTTGTAGCTCGTACAGATGTGTAAAGAGTTCCCTGACATAAACGCTTGAATTTAAATTAACATTAACATAAAGACGGAAATTACTTATGCTCGGCAGTGAAACTGATGAGCCACTAACACCGGCTCGTCTAGGTGATCTTGAAGCACTACCAGCACCATCGACACGATCAGCACCATCGACACGATCAGCACCATCGACACGATCAGCACCATCGACACGATCAGCACCTTCGTCATGACCGTCTCTTGTATCGCCTCCAGATTCGAGCTGACGCACAAGCAATTCCATATCATCGAGAGTCTCCTGAGCCACATCCTCCGGCAGGACGGGATCATCCTCCTCTCCCTCGTCAACAGCCTCTGCATCACTTGGGCGAGGAGGATTGCCGTTAGCACCTCCAGTTAACAGGGGTCGTGACCGTGAAGCTCCATTAATTGTATTTATAAATGCATCACTTATTCGTAATTTGTAATTTTTTAATTTGAAGTGATTGTTGTTAAGGATATATGCAAGTGCCACCTTCTCACCACTTTGTGTTTCTAATTCCAAAAATTTATTGAAAAAATCTCTTGCTGGTTTTTCCAATGTATTCCAACTATTTAATACTTCTAATATTTTACTATAAATTGCCGTAAATTTCACCCTAGCTTTGGATCGATATCCAGAATTAAGTAGATTAATACACTCGTCAATTCTGTTTTCATTAATGGCACGATATAAAGTAACAGTTGCAATAAAACTGAACAATGCTGCCTTTACACCGCCTTCATCTTGTGATAACAGACTATTAAATAATTTAGTATCATTTTGTAGTAAAGCTTTAGCAACAATTGGTAAGCGAGTATCACCGCTAGCTAATGCAGATAATTGTCTCGATAATCTAATGTGATCAGGTTGAGTTTTTTCCATGAATCGTATATATTTATTACCAGAAAAAAAAATTATGCTATATCCAAATATTTTATATTTATTTAATTTATATTAAATGAATCGTTATTTGGTACTATCTATTATATTAGTTAGTGTTGTCGGATACTCGCAAAAAACCGCATTAAATTTAGATTTTTTCAAAATTGCAACCATAGGATTAATCATAGCTGGGTTATTGTGGCATTTTTTAAATAGAACCAAAAATAGTTCTCGTCAAGAGGAAATAGAAAAAATGTCAGGTTCTTGTGGTTGTTCTGCAACAGTATCTGATCCAAGTGCTAAAATAGGAAATCCTATTATAGTTTATAATTCATCACCAGATCCTAAAGGAGAATTACGATTATATTATGCATCGTGGTGTGGTTATTCAAGACAATTTTTGCCAATCTGGAATCAATTTGTAGAACAGGCAAAAAAAATGTATCCTTGGTTAAAAATGGTGGAAATTCGCTGTGAAGGGGGAAATGAAACACTGTGTCACGATGATAAAATTGAGGGATTTCCAACAATTAAATTACACAAAGATGATAAAATACACGATCTATCAAATGAACGTTATCCGAGAACTGTTGACGGACTGAATAGGTTTATAAAAAAATATTTCGAGTCTTGAATTTTGAATTTTGAATTAATTCATTTAGTCCAATAAAGCAATAAAATAAATCTTTCTTTGAAATCCTTATGACTCTATAGCCATTAGAATAGGGGATTAAGGAAATTTTGCAAGATTTATTTTATTTTCTCCTTAATCCTCCTATTCCAATACATATTTTTAAAATTTACTTAATTTATCGCCCAATTCCATTAATTTATTTTTATATTCTAAATATTTTAAATTATTTGCAGGTATATTATTAAATCCATACAAAACACCATACCAACACCCAGCTAAACATCCTGTTGTGTCAGAATCTCCCATATGGAGCATTGAGTAAAATACCAATGTTTCCCACCGATCACCCGCATCAATCAATGCATCATAAGCGATAATAACAGAATCATCACCACCGCCCCCAGGGTTGGCATATTTAGATTTATAATATCCTAACATGTCATGATAGTATCGCATACGATAAACTAAATTTCTCATTGCTTTATTTTCAACTGGCTTTTTATTGCTAAATTTTTCATTTAAATAACGTGTCCATTTATTGATAAATATGTCGTAATCATTTTGAAAATCGGATATTGCAGATTTATCTAAATAACTAAGTGCCGCATTTTTTACTTTATTGCTTTTAATAATTGTTAACATTTTTTCTCCCCATTCATATAAATGAATATTTTCCATACCAAAAGCGGTAAACAGTGCTGATACAATTCCGCCTAAAAATCCAATAGCTCCTTTATGTGTAGCCAATCCTGTAACTAGTGCAACTTCAATTAATTTATCTCTATTTTTTTCGCCATAAAAACGCATTCCAATAACTGGATTACGCATAGACACACCTGACCCTCCTTGTGCAGAATCATAGGGTCGTTGTTTCATTCGCAAACCCGATTCAATTTCATTAATAGCATGAATTGTTGCATTACCGGGTGCTCTGCCATCTAATTTTTTAGATTTAGCTGTTTTTATTAATTCATCTTCTGTAATTCTAATTAATTCTAATGGTGATTTATTTCCATGATTAATTACTATTTCTCCAATCATTATATGTAATATAGTGTCATCAGATACCATCCATCCATCAAGATTAATCTGATTTATTCCACCTAATTGAATAAATTCATACACTATTTCTAGCGTAAATGCGTAATTTACTTCTTTATTGTAATTAAATTCCCAATCTCCATTTTTGAACCCAATGGTATCACCCAATGCATGAAGCACTAAACCAGCTTGGCATTTTTCCTTAATAGACAATTTAGACATATTTTAATATAAACTAATTCAATATTAAAATATTTTGCGTTAAAAACTTTAAATCCAAATATATAGATAAAGTAAATATGGCTTCTGTTAATCTCTATAACGTCTTAAATCTAAAAGAATCATGTGACAAACAAAGTATCAAGAATGCATACAGAAAATTGGTTAAAAAATATCATCCAGATAAAGGGGGTGATATTGATTTGTATGAATTAATTACTCATGCATACAATATTTTAATTAATCCAGAATCAAGAAAAGAATATGATGCAACATTAAAACTATCAAATGACACTGAATATGATTTTAATTTATTAAAAAAACGATTTGATGAATTTAAATCAGCACAGGAAAATGACACTAAAGATAAATCAGACATAAAAAAAGAATTTGATAAAGCATTTGAAGAATTTGATCAAAGACATGGATTACAGAGAGATGAAATAGGTGTTGAATTACCAGCATGGGATGCAAAACAACGAATGAATGATTTAGAGATGACAAGAGAGCAAGAAGATATTGAAAATACACAAGATCAAATTTTTAATGAAAATGAAAAATTCGACGGAAAAAAATTCAATCAAGTATGGAATCAACTTCATCAAAATGGAATTTCAGAAATGATTGTGCATGATGGTAATCCATTGCCATGGGGTACTGAAGATGAACTAATTGGAGCAAAATATGGAGAAGATAATTTATATGAGGAATCACAGCATCAAATTTTTGGTGCTAAATATTCCTCAATTGAGCAACCTAAAAAAATAAAAAAAATAAAAGATCTTAAAAAACTCAATGTTGTATTAGATGCTACAGAAGAACCAACTCCCGAAGAATATAAAGATTTGTTGGCTGAAAGAATACGACAGAGAGATTTAGAAACACAAAAAATAGCCGATATGGAGGTGGAAGATTTTGACAATGATGATGCAACAATGGGCGGTTATGGATTTAGTCATCATTTGGGCGATATAAGTCATATTGATTGGGAAAATAATAGTGATTTATCTAAAAAATACCAAAAAATGCTTCAATATAGAGAAAATGAAATCGGCAAGAATAAAAAACAATAAAAATAAAAATAAAATTAATTTTTATTTATAAAATCCATTGTCATTTTAAAACCATAATCGTATAAATCTTTAATTTTAGTTTCATCAATATTAAAATTAAGGATATCTATGTCTATTTCAATAGAAATAGTTTGTTTTTCATATCCCCGTTTTCCAAGATCAATTATTCCTTTCATGGTTGTCATTATTACTCTTTTTAAATAATCTTCTATATTGTCTATATTTTCTACATATGGTGCTGATGCCGATGTGTATATACCTATTGTATCATCAATCCACTCATCAAATAAATGTATGGGATAGTTATCAATGCATCCACCATCAACCAACAAGTCATTATTGGGTGATTTCGATGGTTGAAAATAAATAGGGAGTTTACATGATGCTAAAACTGCATCTAAAACATTATTATTGGGTGTTGTATCGTAAGAATAATAATCGGCAGAACATTTATTCAAATTAGTAGTAACTACACAGAATTTTATATTTGTTAATTTAAACAAATCATCAAATGTTGTATCTGTAGAAATTCCTTTAGCATCCATCATTTTTAAAAATAAAAATCGCAAATTTTCTCCAGAATCGATCCCAAAATTAGTTAATAAAGATGATAACTCTACTGATTGTAAACTATTCAAATTAAAATTACATACAAATTCATATAATTCGGATGGATCATAACCAATAATATATAAAAATGAAAGTATTGCTCCAGCTGATGCTGCTGATATTCCAACTAATTGGTCTCGAACAATTAATTTATTTTTAATGAGTCCGTCAAGTGCGCCAAAAGAACAAATTACCCTCATTCCACCACCGGATATAGTTAAATATTTATACGGATCGGTTCTTTTATTTTTTATTATTAAATCATCTGATTTATGAGATTCTGACAAATTCATTATTGTGTTGTTTGATTTCGTGCGTGTTATACTACATATACTGTTTACTTTATTTAAATGCAATTAATAAATTTAATAATATAAAGACAAAAATCGCAATTATGACTCCAAAACTATTTAGAATAGGGGATTAAGGAAAATTTTAAAGACTTAATTTATTTTCTCTTTAATCCCCTGTTCGATTATATTTTTTGAATTATAGAATTTCATATAAAATTAAGAAATAATATATGGTATATTTATGGATAAAATAAATACTGACACACTCTTTCCGTCTAATAAAAAAAATGAATTACTTAGCGTTGATTCACTATTTGCTCCATTAAATGAACTCAAAACATCTACTAATACAAAAATGTCTAAAATCAGTTTATCAATAGATCCGCTTATTCAAACACAAGACGATATTGATGCAAAAATTAAACAGACATATCGTGATGTTTACAGTAATTGTTTTGAAAAAATAGTACAAAGTAACTCATTAAAAAATTTAGACTTAATATTTGAGATTCCAAAAATACTCAATAATAATTTAATTTATGATTATGATGAATGTTCTGAGTATATAATAAATAAATTGCGACAAAATTATATTGATGTTTGTAGAATATCATACAATAAACTATTTATTACATGGATTAATATCAGGAACAATAAAAAAAATTGGAGCAACAAAAAAAATAAAAAATAAAAAATAATTAAAAACGCTTTCTTATTTTGATAAATAAATCTAAAATAAAAATTAATACAATTCCAACTATTACTACAATTAATATATCTTTTACATCGTCGCTAATAACGATTGGCGACGATGACACGTTTATTTTTTGTGGTATTTGTGGGACAATTTGTGTTGTTCCGCTCATTTTTTGTTTAATCACTGTTTTACAATAATTGCAGTTTGATACATGATGATAAACTTTTGATTGTCCTTGTCGATTATTATAAATTCCATCTAAAAAACTGCTTATATAATAATCGTGTGTATAATACGTTTTTTTTTGTTTTTTGTGAGGCTCGGAAAAAACAGAATCAAGTTCATTATCAATATCTTCAGTAAAGTGAGTATCATTTATTAAACTACTCCCAAGACTTAATTCTTTAGTTTTAAAAGTGACGGTTGATCCAGTATCAACTAATGATGATAAATTATCGAATTCATTATTTGGAAGATCGGACATTGAATATCCACCTTGAGCATCAAAAAAACTATCACCATCTTGATTTGATTTGTCAGCTTCTCCTATTTCAAGTTTATTATCTGGCTCTAAAAAATAATTTGGAGTTTCTAGACCAAATTTATCACGATTAGATTCGACTGAATTAATTAACTTTTGTTTTTTTATTAAATATTCAGCTTCTCTATTTAATTCATCTAACTGTGATTTTATAGGATTAGCAAAAGCCTCACTGTAACTGGAGAACATTATTTATATACCTATTTCAGATTTCATTTGGAATGTAAAAATCCTGAATTATTTTGATGTGGCGAATTATTCATAATGATAATTTATGTCTGATTTTTTGATATACTTTATTTTATACTTAATTATAAATAATTTTTCTTTGTCCAATTAAGGATAAAATAAAATAAATCTTTCAAATTCATGCATTGGATTAATAAATTCCTTCATGTCTTAATCCGTCAATATATCCAAAATTTTCTTTTATTTCTGCTTCATTGATTAAATGAATTGTATATACAAATACAATACTAGTTAAAATTGATACAGAAGGTGTTTTGTGAAATCCGTGTGCTAATAATAAAGACAAAAACATGACACGAAATATATTATTTTTGAATAATTCACGTATATATTTTGGCGGATCTTCTGGTATTATAGCTATATAACTAAACCCTAAAATCATAATCACTGCTTTGATCATGTCATTCATTATTAATTCTATACTACATCTATTTAAAATAAATTAACGGAATAATTAAATTCAAAAACATATAAACCATGCGGATTTTTATATAAATAACTTTCTGTGATTGAGTCATAATGTCGGACTATTCATCTAATCATCAATCTCCAAATTTAATAGATAATAGTATTGCGGATAATCGCTTTTTAGAGAAAAATCGTTCAGAATCAGAACAAATATCGACCCATAACAATTTACAAACAACAGAAACAGACATGATGTTTCATTTATTGGTCAATGATGAAAAAATGGTGAGTGATGGTAAAGAACAATTTTATGATAAATTGGGAAGCATACCTGAATCACCCGAATATCGAAGTGAAAATTCAGAAGATAATGACGAATATATTGATACTCAACAATATAAGGAGCATGATACAGAACAACACACTAGACCTGTTAGAACTAATACGCCATCTCCACCACAAATTGATCCATCTATTTTAAAAGAAAATAATAATTCTCCTCATAATCACGAATCAAATGGAGATGAAAAATTGTCTCCTGAACAAATCAAATTAATGAAATTAGACATGTTGCGTAAATTGGGAGAATTAAAAGGATATGGTGTAACTTTATCACAAAAATATAATATGAATTCGGATTTAAGCACAATGAAATATGAATATGAATTACATCGTGGGATCAGATCAAAACAAAATTGGGTTAAATGGTCCAGCAATGTATTATTGACATGTGTTCATGGTCTTGAGATGATGAATAATAAATACGATCCATTTAAATTAAAGTTAAAGGGGTGGTCTCAAATAATGAATACTGAGATTACAAGTTATTATGATGTCTTTGGTGAACTATATGAAAAATATAATCAACCAGGCGAAGGTCTGGCTCCAGAAGTTAAACTAATTATGATGATTGGCGGGAGTGCAATGAAGTTCCATTTGATGAACTTAATGTTAAGAGGTGATTTTATGAAAGATAGAGAAATGACAGATGAACTCAGAGAAAAAGCATTTCGTGAACAAATGTTAGAACAAACAAAAAAACAAGAAGAAGCATTAAGTAAATCAGCACTTAATCAACACAATGTCGTGACTCAAAATGCGAGAGATTTGGAAATGTTGAGGCATCAAGAGGAATTATATCAGAAAAAAAGAGAAATTGAACAACTTCAAGAACAAATTGAACAAATGAGTCAGTATAGTTCACAACAACCAATAATCGAGCCTCCGCAATTTGACAAGATGAATAAACCTAATCATCAAGAACTACAGCGACGCCAACATATTATTGAACAAAGAAATGCAATGAAAAAAAATGAAATATTGAGACAACAACAATTACAACAACAACGACAGCAACAAGAATATAGAGAACAACAAGAATTACAAAAACAATATCAAAATCAATACAACATTAAAAGTCAAATTGTTGACAATGTTGATGATATTTTAAGTAGACACAGCAGTAACAGTGATAAACCAAGTTTTGGTAAGCCCGATGATTCAGAATCTTTATTAGATGAAACCGACACATTAGGATCTTACACAGGCAGTAAACCAACTACAAAAAGACGACGCAAAAAAACTGGAATTCGCATCTCCACTTCATAAAAAATTAATACATTCAATTATTTAAAAAACCGTTTAAAGGATTACCCACTACCAAGAATTAAATCATGACGAAATTACAGACTCGTGGCAGACCAAAAAAGATCATCCAAGAGATGAAAAATGCATCTAATCTTTCTTCAAATACAAATAATTTAGATAAAAAAGATAAAGAATTGGAAGATGTTGGATCAAATCGCACAAATGAAATAACTGTCCATTTTCCAATTTCAATGAAAGATGTTTTGAAATACAATGAAAAAAATGGTTTAACCTCAGAAACAATCAATACCGATGTATTTCAAAAAATACAACAACCAGACGAAATTAAATCTATATTTACAATCCGAAATGATATATCAGACAATGTGACCAGTAGTTCGGACAGTTATTACGGGACAAAAAATAAAAAATCGGCAAATTTATTAAAAGAGAAAGATGATTTAATATTAAAATTACACAAAGAAATTGATCAATTAAAAAGGGAATTGACAAATAATTCTGGGACATTTAATTCAAAAATATATCCTGTTGATATGAAACTAATAAGTGTTGTTGATAATAAACAAATTATAGTTGAACAAACTGATGTGGCTTGTTGGTGGTGCAGTTGTGAGTTTAAAAATGTTCCATGTTTTCTGCCAGATAGATTTTATAATGAAACATATCATGTATTAGGTTGTTTTTGCAGTCTTAATTGTGCTTCAGCATATAATCTTTCTATTAATGATTACCGTGTTTGGGAAAGACAATCATTAATAAATCAAATGTATAAAGATATGTGCAAAGAAGATAATATTATTACACCTGCTCCAAAAAGGGAAGTATTAAAAAAATATGGCGGAATATTGACAATTGAAGAATACAGACACGGATTTAAATACACAGATAAAGAATTTAGGTATCTGTTGCCACCACTCACTCCAATTATCCCAATCATAGAACAAAATTACGGTTTAAAAAGTGATTCGAGATCACATTTAAGAATAAGGCGAACTAAACCATTGCCTAATTCGCACAATAATTTAATCGAAACTATGGGAATAGTCCAAAAAAAAAATAAATAATTGCATCTATTCTATAAAATGTTGATTTATTAAAGTCTTGGGGAAATATTACTTTTAAATTAAAATTAATATTTACATTTACATTATTTCAGTTATCAATGAATACTATTAATAATCAATCAATTGAAAATAAAGAAGAATTATTGAAATTAATGAGAGAATTGGATTTTTTAAATAAAGAGATCACTTATCATTTAAATGCAATAGAAACAAGAAAACACGAAATCATTAAAATAGAAAATGAAATTATGAAATTATGTAATCATAATTGGGTCGTCGATTATGTCGATTATGACCACACAGTTTATAAATGCAGTATATGTCATTTATGATTTATTTTCTTGTTCGGTTAAATTTGGTTTATATTTTCCATTATTGCACAAATAATAATATCCTTGTAAAAAAGAATCACATAAATCATCTTTCTTTTTATGAGTTGCTAAATGATCCAACCATTTTTTTTGTTGTCCCAAAATGATTTTTGTGTATTCAATTGATAGTTGTTTTGTTAATTTATATGTTTTATTTTCTGATTTTGATAACACTTTTATTGTTTTATCAGGATCAACTTTTAATTTATTAGATGGTGAAATAAATTTAACAATCTGTTTACTTTTTTTATCAACCACTCCGCGGATCACAAAATAGTTATATAAAAATGCAGATATTGTTTTCATAGTTGGATTAATTAATGTGGGTTGATTTTCAATAAGTACTTCGTCTGCCGTCAATATATCAGTAATTTCATCCAATTTGATAACAAGTGTATGACACAGATCAAATATGTCTTTACGGGTGATTTTTTGTTTTTTAATTTTTTGCGGAATAGCTTGTTTATTGAGATTATTAATATATTGGTCAATATGTTGTTTACAATATGATTTGTTTTCATAAATACAATAACTTTTTTTATTACACGGGGTTTGATTTCTTGGAGACACAAAACAACAAATATGTGTTTTATCAATTTGAAGATTACAAGTATAATCAATCGGAATTGACGTAATTTGACTTAAATGTGTTTTACAACTATATATTGTATTATTATCTTTTGATTCTAACAAATATGATGCCTTTTTTGTGCATAAATTTTTATTATTTAATTTTTGGGTGCATAATAAACCATCTTCGTCTGAAACCAAATTTACCACATCCCATTTAATAATATTTAATTCGTTTTTATTGGTGATCTCCATTAAACAATATGCAAGATTTCTAATTCCAACATCCCATGAAATAATGCGACACATAAATATACTTTTAGTCTATATCTTTATGTTCCGTTTTTAAACCACAGTGGAGATGAAGGATTAAGAAAATTTAATATTTGTGAAAATTATTTGATCCGCTACTTGATCCGCTACTTGATCCGCTACTTGATCCGCTACTTGATCCGCTACTTGATCCGCTACTTGATCCGCTACTTGATCTACTATTAGATTCACTATTATCAACACTCGTAGTTGTCATACCACCTGACTGTGAAGTTGTGAAAGAATAAACAACGCCACTAGATGATCTAGATGCAGAAGACGAACCTGATTTTAAAGATGACGTATTGTTGCTAAAACTATTATCTTCTGAAAAATTTACTGGTAAATTACTGTTAGAATAACTTGTTAAAGACACAGAATCTGAATCTGAAAAATTAATGGGTGATTTTGTATTACTTTTTGATTTAGAAGCAGATGTTGATGTTGATGACATTTCAGATGTTATTAATTCTGAAACTGATCGTTGACTACTATCAGAAACAGCAGTAAAACTATTGGATGCCATACTTGTGCTTAATTTACTACTTACACTCGAACGCAATTCACTATCATCATCGTCATTTTCGCTATCATATGATAATACTACTGTTGTGTTTGTGTCACTATCATATCCTCCAATTTGAACAGATTCTGTTTTCATTATCTCAGTCAATATTTTTTTTAACTCAATGTTCATATCATTTAATGATTTTTTTCCTCCTCCCATTTGTTCTTTCCTGATATTAGTTGTATCTGTAGATACTTCTGAGTCAACATGTTTGGGCATTTTGATATATTTTATACTTAGAGAATAAATAGAAAAAGAAAAAATAATCAAAATATATTCCTATTTCAAGTTTCGTTTGGAAAATATTAAACTCGATATCATAAAATAATAATACTATAAAATGTTTCGAATTATAGAATTATAGATTTCCAAATAAAAAATTGATTTTAAATTAGTTAAAGGAAATTCGGTGAACTTACTTAAAGAAAAATCAATCTTAAATTATTACATATACATATGTCTGATCTAAAACATCCAGCATTAGGAGATATCATCAATTCACTTCAAAAAGATTTAGAACTCATACCAAAAGGATTGCAAGTGGCAACAATGACCATAATTTCTGATTTTGATACAAAATTCAATCTTGTAAATATTGGTAAATACATTGATTTAAGCCACGGGGGCATTATAAAGGTCAAATATGGAGATCAACCAAACGGAATCCGTTCATTAACAACTGAAAAAACCAAGGGACGAAGAATAAAAAAAGTCAAAAAACTATTTTATAACCAAACATCTCTATACACTCAAATAGAATCATCTAATGGAAAAAAACCGAGATTCATTAATATGAAATTATTCAAAAATGGTTCTGTTCATACAACTGGGTGCAAAAGTATTAACGATTATATAACATGCATTACTCGTTTGTGTGATGCATTGTCTAAAGTAAAAGCTATTGTAAACAAAAAACAACCCAAATCACCTATTATAATGAAACCATTTGTCGATGATGTGAATAAGATTAAAATTTCTGAAATAAGAAATGTAAAAGTGGTAATGATAAATTCAACATTTAAAATAGACTATAAAATTGATCGAGAGAGATTGTATGATATTTTAAACAAAAAAAATATCAAAAGTTTTTTCGAACCATGTGTTCATGCGTGTGTGAACATTAAATACAATTATATGGATCGCAAAGATATTTCTATTTTTGTGTTTGAATCTGGATCAATTATTATTACGGGTGCTAGAAATAGTAATCATATATCAACTGCTTATCAGTTCATAATGGATCTATTGAATAAACATCGTCATGGCATAATTAAATATGATATTGAAGATTTTATTACTGATCCAAAATTAAAACAATTATTGGTTGATGCATAAATTTAAATTTAT